AATGCTGGATTGGGTGTTATGATGCCGTGCACCATGTTGGTTGCTGATGGACTTTTTAATTTACCATATTGATCTACTGGCACACAATTAATCAGCCAAGGTCGTACATAGTTGGACAACTGCTTGGCTGCCATACCAGGCTCTCGAACCATGCCTGCCGAAATATCTTTCCACATCACCTGATTGTCACTGGTGTAGGGAGCTGGACCGTACAACAAGGTCCACCAAGCGGGCTGTATTGTAAACCCCAGTATCTCCCACGGGCACAGGTGGGGTCTATCTGTGTTCAAAAGATATCTATATACGCCTCTCCAATAACTGGGCAAGGCAGATCCATCAGGTGCTGTGTTGTTGGCATAGTTGTAAGTGAAAGGATTGGCATTGTCAAAACTGATTTGTTTGCTGAAATCTACTCCAACCGATTTGGCCCATGTATAAAAACTGGGCGCAAGCACAGCGTCGAATTCCTGTCTAGAATAATCTAAACTCCTTGTATAGCTTGGTACTATGCTTGATATATCAAACAGTGTGGCATCATAAGAAATCTTGATATTGTTATAGATTCTAAGCTCCAGTTCCAATATCAAAGCATCTCTATAGTCACCATAGGCCAAAACCTGACTGCCATCATGCCCTTGTATCATCAGTTGAGGGGTTAGCAAAGTGGTATCTAGATAGATACTAGGTTCGTACTTAGGCATCATGCCCAATTTGGCAGGAGTTTCTGGCACAAAACAGCCGTCAGTGCTGTCATATTCTATGGTCTTGATCTCGTCACCCTTTGATAAAATTACACTGGCATCAATAACCACAAATGCCTGACTATTGAATGTGTATTCTTTTTGATATACCAACTGAATTCCGTTGTGATATATGCCCACTGCTTTGTTGCTAGGAGTACTCAAGGAAAAGAAATTGCTGAGAGGATAAGTGCGGATTCTGCCATCCACTACGATTAGCTTGGTGACAGTATTGGCACCAAAAGGCACCATGTCACTGAAATTATACGGAGCAGTCTTGGGCTTGATGCCAGTTATCTTGGTCATAGCCAATTCAAACATGGTATTGACATCCGCATCCAGGCCAAGATTACTGATAACAGTTACAAATTCTCTCTTGAAGTTGTTGTAGTCAACTTGTGCCTGGTCCAATGCCCTGATTATGTTGTTGGCTTGATTGGTAACATGATACATGGTCAGGCTGGCTGGCGCACTGTGTTGCACAAATTTGGTACCGTATTGAGTGATATTGCCAAGATCTCTCATATTATTGTTGCCAGGATATGATCCAGAAAAATTATTCAAATTTGTAATGATTGATTTCACATGATCCGACACTTCGCCCAGTGTAAAGTCAGTCATAACACCGTTGAGTGGATTATTTTGTATAGCAAGTGGCACTTCATAAAAACCATTTACATTAATGGCCTGCTGGGCAAATGCTTTAATGGTCACTATGTCCGTTAGGCTTACTGCTTGTTTTAGCTCAATGTTGTAGTATACACTGCCGGCAGTGATGCTGTAGCCGCTGGCTGGCAACAGATTATCATTGATGTACACATGAGTAACTAGATCACTTAACCTTGTGACATCATCAAATATATCTAGAGGGAACAATTTGGTTCGCTTTGAATTTTTGTAAATTCTCACAGCCGCCTGTGTGTTTGACACAGCACATGTTTGCCACCCATTCACTAAAACCTGTGAGTTGCCATAAGTTTTACTGGCCAAATAGCCTATACCAGTTTGAACTGTCACAAACCCTGTGGCCTGTTTGTATTGGAATATGTCCTGGGCTAGATCGAAATTAAAAACAATGTCACCTATGTTGCTGACATTTTGATGGCTTAAAGCAAATCCTAAAAATTTATCCTTGGCTCCCAGGCCTGGTTTGTAGCTGAACACCTTGGTTCCTCTAAATGTTGTACCAGGATAAGTGTTAATGTCTGCATAGCTAGTTTGTTCATTGTCAAACAAATCAAACAAGGGTGCTTGGTTGGTGTTAGTCTTTTGCTGACTCAAGACCCAAGCACCGCCATTGTACCAATACATTAAACTTTTATTCTTTTTGCCTTGTTTGATAAGAACGCTTTGATAAAGACTAGGACTAGCCAATTCTACTAAATGTATTTGCTTACTGCCTGTATTGAGATGCTGAACATCAACAAATTCTACCATGTACAACTTGTTGTTTACTCTGGGATCAAGATCTGCTGTAACCAGTATCACTTGTCCTGCAACAACGGCTTCGCCGTCTATGTTGTAGCCTAACGATCCTTCCACAATAGAAAACATGTCTGTGGTAAAGTTGTCAATGAGGTCAACATCATGGCCAGCATCAGTTCCAAAATTGTACAGTTTAAGATTAGCTTCAAATTCAATAATAGGCCTGGTGGCTCTAGCCGCTTGATCAAGACTTGGTGTGGATGAATTGTATTGCGCACTGGCTGTGATCACATCCTTGTGGAACCAACGATTGTATCTGCTCCACGGATTGTAGTCTCTACTAGCTCTATTAATGGTGATAAAGTCCTGCTGACTGGCATAGCCGGTGGCATCGCTGAAAGGCAAGGAATCAAACGGAGTATCATCGAATAACACCGCTTCGGATGTGGTGTAGGGGCTGATCACTTCCAAAACAGTCTTGGCAATCAACTGTATGCCACTGCCAACTCCTTCAACATAATACTGACCTGTTGCATACTTGTTGGGTAGCACATTGCCTTTGAAATACACCAACATGCCATTACTGAGACTTACGCCGTTGGCCAAAGTATAGGTTTTTTTGCCCAGTACGTCATTATCCACATCAATGTGTGTAGCTTGATCGATGTCAAATATCTGTATGGTGCCGCCCAAGTTTATGTCTGCAGCACTTTGATAATACAAAATACCAGGTGAATATTTGTCTAATACCAAAGTAACAGTGCCATTGGTTATGTTGTTGTTGGTGATGCCAATGGCATACTGATCTGCGGACAACAAACTGCGGGCTGTTCGAATGGTGAAAGGATTGCCGGGACTGTTGATATCAAAAGTATATGTTTGTCCCCGGTACAATTTCAATGTAGGGTTGGGCGACAGTCCATCAGGTGTAAAGATGTATTCGTTGCTGTTGCCATTGCCCAACACACTGACCGAGTAACCACTTTCAATCACATCTGTTTGACCTGTGATCACTATAGGCTCAGGTCCATACGGCAACCAATAGTAATTTTGAAAATTGGTAAACTTGTCCCAGTCAATGTGCGGATCCCATGAATAGGTTTCCTGCTTGTCGAGTCTGGCATGATTGCGCACATCAGCACCTAACACCTGCAACTGATTGATATAGTCTTGGTAATCCTTGAAAAAGGTAACATTATTCAGTTCGTCCTTGATCACTGCGCCCGATTCCAATTGGTAGTTCCGTCTATTGCGACTGAGACCTTGTACAAAGATATCAGATCCTATCGCAGCTTTGGCATTTCTTCGGCCTAAAAATCCTGATATTTTGTCTACTGATCCGGTCTGAAACAGCTGGTCAATGGTGGATTGTAAAAATTTTCTGTTGGCTGTGGTCTGGTACAGCTTGGGTAAAAAATTTATACTCAGCCCTTGGTTGCCTATTGAACTTTTGTTAGCCATCAGTAACTTGCTCCATTGTTTGCACTATTGATATTTTGTGATGTGGCCAATGTGGTGATCCCAGCACCAGTTAATGTTTTCAAATTGGTACTGGTAAGACCAGTCACTATGGCAATATCGGTAGATTGCGCACAGCTAATAAAAATGCTGTCACTGGGGCAAGCAATCTCAAATAAACTGCCAAAATATTGTGTGGCTTGATTTGGCACAATAACAAAACTTGTAATATCTGGGGTCAATTGATTGATAATGTATGTCGACAACTCAGTGAAATAAAATGTATTTCCAAAATCCCAGTTGTCAAGAGCAAAAAATTTGTTTATTGACAATAGTATTCTTGATTTGATATTGGCATCACTGGCTGTGGAGCTGATGTTCTTGATCACATTAAATGTTGCCTGCAATTTTGCATCCGATGCTTGCCCAAATAACAGGATATATTTCACGGGATGATAAATTATTTCATCGCTTATGGCCTTGATCAAGTTGAGGTTAGGACTCAGCAATCCGTTGAGTTCAGCTGAACTGGGTGGCAAGGGCATCATGCCGCTAATGCTGCCATTAGCCACCCATTGTCGGAATAGATTGTCATACCCTTTGGTCAACACATACATGTCTATCAAGTTGCTAGGACTGGGATCAATTCTACTGTCATAATCTGCACTGTGCGTGTATTGAAATTTCAATTTGTCACGGCCTTGGAATATCTTGTAATCAAGACTGGGGGCAATCTGCACTCCATCATAAAACTTAACAGTGTCCGTGTCAATAAAATAGTAGTACATGTTGCTTTGATATCCACCACCTGGATCAGTATCAAGAATTAGTACTGGTCCCAATAACGGATCATTGACCACATATCTATAATCTTCTTGGCCTTGTGATATGAGATATTTTTTTTGAACTATGTATTTTTCTTTATAACTTAAAGATTTAGTAAGTGTGGTTGGATTAACTATGTCCAAAAACAACTGAGGATTATCTGCGATTCCAGTATTGCCGGTATCTGCAAACGACATTATGATTTTTTTTGGATCTATGTAACCATCCTGACCGTTGTACTCACTAATCACTTCCCAGTCATAGTCCTGCGTGAATGGTAACAAGCCAAGAGAATCCTTGATATTTTTTGGTTGCGTGTTTATACTAAGAATCTTGATGTTGTCTTTGACCACGCTGCTGCTGACTACATCGTATATCTTTTGATTAGTATCAAAATAAAATGTCAACTGGTTGTCACTTTCAAAGATGTACCTTTGCATTCTACTGGTTATGGTATAAGAGGTATTGTTGGTAGTAAACAGCACCAGCCAACTAGTATCCTTATGGCTGTTGGTTGTATCACCCTGAGTACCGATACTGAATGGCAATGTAGTATTGAGATTGGTTTCAAAGATTATTTGCCAAGTTTGATTTGCACCATTGTAGCCAAGGCCAAAAGGTTGATTGGAAAAAATCAAGTCAATCATGGTGGTTATGATGCTGGTGCTAAGGGTGCGTGTGAACTTAGGAATTATTTGATCTATGAGACTGCCGTGTGGTATCACACTAGCCAGTGTTATGGCACCTTGTCCGTTACTGAGCACTCCCACTGTGCCACTGAGAGTGCCGCTTGCGGTACCGTCGCCTATTAAACTGCTCACTTGCGCATACACATAAGTGCTTGTGCCCTTGGCTGCCAATGTGGTCAACTGATTGTTGTTAAGTTTGTTAAAATAATAACCCTCGGGTGCGCTGAATCTTAGGATACTGCCTACAGTAATGTATTTGAATGTGGTCTGGCTATCTGCGCCCACCATGTTGGGCACTCCTTCTTGCCCCAAATAACCGGTTGTTTGATTGCTGTCACTTGTCACTGCATTCCATATCACCAATTTGGTATTGTTGTAGTAGTTGACATAATTGTTGTAGTAGAAATTTCGCAGATCCGGCATGTTGAAAATGTTGTACAGTGTGGTGTTGATCACGCCTTCGATGTCGCTTTGTACTATGTAACTGAATACATTCTGTGCTGTGTAGTTTTCGAGATACAATACACCATCATCAGCAAACAGATTGGTACTGGAATATTTGCCCGTTGGATCTTTAAGATCAAAATATCTACTGATACCGCTGCTGGCTCGATTGAGAGACTTGACCTTGGCCACTTGCAGACTGGTTGTCAAAGGACTGATGTTGTAGTCCTCGCCTGTGATCATTCTGTTTTGTGTATAGAAGGTCTGCGGAGCGTTGGCCTTGATGCTGGCATTGGTTTCCGTTGTGGTGCTGTTAGACACAGTGCTGACCAGATTCAGATAAATGGTCAATATTTCTTCCTGACCAGTTGCACTTGTGTAAGGTATGGTCACGCTGACATTTCTTATGTCTGTGGGATTTATGGTGTAAGTGAGCGCATTGCTGGTTCTGTAGTACACCCTGAAATTGCCTTGGGGCAGTTGTCCAAATATGCCATCACCAAATGCCAAACTTATTGCATCGTTGGCCCTAGTGATCACATTGTAAATGGTCTTTATTTTGTTGCTGATGCTGTTGTAAATGATGTTGCTGCCAGCAGTATTGGGCACCTGTGTCCACAGTTTATTCTCTAAGCCTGTGGGAAACAAATCATACAACCACACATCTGTGTTATTGATATTTTCTTTGGCCACATCCACTTGTTGATTTGGTGTGGGTTGATTCAAGGTAAAACTACTGGTGTTTAAACTGCCTTGAGTAAAATTAAAAAAGAAACCGGTTCCTCCACTGCCGGCACCATAGCCATCATCCTTGTAGATAGATGCTATTTTGTTGCCAATTTTAGGAGGCTCTTCGTAGATGTAATCTTTGTTGGCAAATGTGGTGCTAGTAATATCAAAGATCATGGTGTTTCCAGCAATGGGTTTGCTGAAACTATATATGGGCACATTGGTGTTGTTGCCGTTGAATCTGTACTGTGCAGTGGGCACCCCGTAGATTGTAGCACTGTCGGCGGGACTGCCGAACTGCTGTGTGGTAGGAAATGCTGCATTTAATATCTTGATAAATTGATCATACCAGTTGGTGTTGGCACTATCATTCCAAGTGATATTTTGACCTGACAAATTGCGTCCACTGCTGTCCAACACATTTTCTGTGGTATTGATAATGCCGAATTTCAACAATCCTGTACTGGGGGTATTTCTACTGGGACTGTAGTTGATCAATCGTGCCAGTCTCAATATGCTTTCCCTGCGTTCAGCCAATTCTAGAAAGTTTTCTCTGGCATTTAGATCCACACGAAATGCTATGTTTTGTCCCACATAAGCTATGAGGTCGATCAATGCCAAATATTCACTACTTTCTATGTAGTCGTTGAAATCTTCAGGAAAATTGGTACGCACATAGTCAATCATAGTGCGTCTTAAATTGTCAAAGTCGTAGCTTTGGAAGTCTACATTTTTGAAACTGCGATAAATTTTCTGCCAGTCCTCGCTCACCAGCAGGTTATTTTGACGATCCGTTGAGCTCATGATGCTTCCTAATATTTGTATTTATTGAATAAAATTAAGTGCGCAGTTTATCACCTTACAAGACCATTGGCCTGATCAAATTTCATTTGTAGATTTTCTTGTATGTTGTACACTAGATATTTCAAGGTGCACTGTATTTGTATGCCGGTTTGATAGGGCGTTACTAGAATATTAGAAGCCTGTATACGCGGATCACTATTGAAGATAGCACTAACATTTTGCACAATTGAGTTTTGCACATCTGCTGTCATAGGCTCAAATAACAAGTCCCATATCACAGTCCCGTACTCGGGATTCATGAGTCGTTCACCCTGTCTGATATAGAATGCATTCAACAGATCCTGCTTGATCAATTCAAAATCATACAGCTTGAAATTTTGTGTAGAGGTATTGACTGTGCTGAAACCCTTGTAAACCTGTGTGCTTATGGCTTTCACAGGTGCTGCTGTTTTTATGGTAACTTTGTTGTGTATAGAAGCCATGATTAATTACCTTTTCTGAATGTGTCACTTTCGGTGCTGTATTTTTTGTAGGCATTAGGCACTACTGGATCTTTACCAGATTCTCTGTCAGTGACGGCTCTAGCAGAATTTGCAGGATCAAGATTTTCATGTCCTGGCCACGGTTCACTGCTAGGTATGCGCTTCATAATGCTGGTAATGACAGTTTTTTCACTTGTGGGCACTTTGTGTGTTGACAGTGCCGCGGGCGCTTCGGCAGCGGAAGCCGACGCCGCCGCTTCTGCTATACCTGAGTTTAGATTTATTTTGCCGCCATCTATCGCTGTGTTGGCTGCTTTGATAGTAAAGTCCCCTGAACTTGAAACTACACTTGCTCCGCTAACTTTTAGATTCAATGCTCCACCAGTAGTTATATTGGTTGCACCGCCTGTGGTCAAATCAAAAGTGGCACCATAGGATTCTTTCACGGCACCTGTCACAGTTTCGTTCTGAGTGCCGTCCACTTTGATTTTAACACTACCGCCAACTATACAAATTTTATCTTTGCCAACTTCGGTCTGATGTCTGCCTGCAGCTTTTAAATTAAAATTCCTACCAGCTTCCATGTTGATATCCCTACCAGCATAAAAATTCATGTCTGTACCAGTGTGTATGCTGATACTATCTCGGGCAAAAATATCAATTTTGCCGTTGCTAGTCAATTCGATCCACGCAGTGCCACGGCTGTTGCCTATATAGATTAGGTCCTCGGTATTGTGCAACAGTATTTGATGCCCAGTCCTAGTGCGTATCCTAAAAAGCTCATTGTGAGGCCTATGCACATCACCGTCAGTTTCATTTGCATCAATACTGGCATAATCAGGAGGAGTAGATGCTGGGCTACCTTTGCGGATCCAAGCCGCATCACCGTCATCCATAACAAATGTAGTGCCTCCCAGTCTGCTAACAAATGCATGGGCTTCATGTTCTTTTTTGCCTATGAATCCTTTGGGACCTTTTTTATCTAGTGGACCCGGTGTGCTGATGCCAAACACCATGCTGGGTGCTTCCCTTCTTGCACTGCTGGTTGTGATACCTCTTGCATCATCAAACAACAAGCCTTGACGGCTCAGCACTCCGGCAAACAGATGTTCTGGTTTGTAATTTTGTGTGGGATCAGTTGCTGCGCGATTATCATCTATATTTTTATTGTATTCCGCCACTGGCACCCGGCCATAAAGACCTGCTGCATCTGATTGCACATCCTCAACAACTTTTTGGGTAGCGGCAATGCCTGGCATCATGAAATTCATGTTTTCATCAGGCACACATCCAAACCAGTAACCACGTTTGGCATCACCGTCCACAAACATGATCATTACAATTACTCCTACATCGGGCGGTATCATCCACATGCCGTAACTTTTTTGCACATGGTTGTAATTGTCAGGATCTTTTTTGGTAAATTCCACTCCAGTTACACCGTAAAAAGGAGTCATGTACTTTACTCTGTGCAATTGACCTTCTTGTCTTGCTGCGGCTCCAACTGGTCTCAGAATCTCAACTTCCAATGCACCCATATTGGTAGGATCAACATTGCTTACTACCCTGGCCAAGAACGGTCCCGGTTTAGGGGAAGGCTGATCAAGATCACTTTTGGTTAGATCTTCCATCTTTATTTCTCCTTGGCATTTGGATCTTTGGGATTATTTTCAGTACGATTGGCAAACACCTGGTCATTTCTAGGTTCTTTTTTGCTTTCGTAGTTGGGTCTGCGGTATCCAGACAGCTTTTGCGTAAACATGCCCTTGCTGAATGAATTGGTTATGGTATTAATTTTGTACAGGCCGCTCATTCCCAACACAGGAGCTGAGGCATTGTTCTTGGAAAAATCATACAGCCCAGTGGCTTGATTGATGTCAACAGGTGTTCTGAAATTTATCAAGATGTCAACTTCACCACTTTGGTAGTCTACCGAATGATCTGACGCTAGGTTATAGTACTGACTGTGTTTGGCAGTGTAATTACCCAAGCCACTTTGAACTATGTAGTACGGGTCGCCTATGATTTCAAAATTGTCAAGATTAACCATGTCTCTGCCCTTGGTTATACTGTCATGAAACAATCTTGCTGATCTAACGGCCTGTGTTTCCAAACCGCCACCGCCTTGTTTGTCAGTGCCTGACTGGGTGCCAGCAAAACTGTTGAGTCCTGTGCCCAATACACCTGGTGTGGTGTCCGAGTCTTGACCTTGGGGCAGACTTTTTTCCTGAGGATTGCCGGTTTTTTCTGAAGTGCTAGACTGTGCTGCAGTTTTGCTGTCCATCGTGCCACTGAATCCGTCTGCCACATTGGCATTATTAAAATTTGTTTCAAATTTAATATCAAATCTTATGATGTCAGTGTTCTTACCTGTGTACACATAGTTGTATTCTTTCACTGCCTGTTCTTTTAATTTTGGATACCCTTTGGGTTTTGTTTGGGACGGTACAGGACCCGAACTGTTATGCACTGAGTATTCAAGCACTCTGTACACAATCAGTTTTGGCTTTTCGCCAGTGGCTTTGTTTTCTTTGCCTACTGGATACATTTGCACATCTACACTCCACCAAGTTCTATATCCCTCAGGAGTCAAGGCCTCAGGATCTAATGCTTTTTTGGCATAAGTGCTTTGCATGATAACTTGGTTGATAGCGTTGGTAATATCAGTATCCTGACTGAATTTCATTTCAGTCACGGTGGCATCCACAGTGTTTTGTCCTCTTTTCAAATTACCCTTGTCATCGTATGCATCATTATCCTTGCCGATTGGAGTATCAGCTTTTCTTGTGTCGTCAAAGCCCATAGTTGACAAACCAATTTTGTTTGTGCTAATGGCTCCTTGTATCAGTTCACCGTCCACCTCGCTCACTCCCAATTTGTTATAAATCTGCTGGGAGTTTATGTCCACTGTGGCACCATCTGTATTTTCACCTGTTGTCACTGTGGCCGAACCAGCACTGGATCTATCGGCAGGGAACAGTATCAATATTTGATCAGGTTTTTCCATGCCCACCGCATCAGCAGTATCCACTAATCTTTTGTTAATAGCAGCCTGCAGGCTTTTTTCACCTTTCTGCAACAACTCTTGTACAGTCCTGCCTCGAATTGAATGATCAACTTTGAATTTGGTATACTTGTTGGAAAAGGCTCCATGATTGTCTGGACGACCTTCTATGTCATATACCGCACCATTTTCTGTAACAGTCATGCGCATCACGGTCATCTGTATTGGAAGATATCTACTAGTGTTGGGTATGCTTAATATTTGTCCCGTTTCTTTGTTGCCTCTAAATTCTATTATCAGTAACCATGGAGCAACCTTCCAATTGTTCCATTCAGGTTTGCCGGTGTTGGGATTTTTTTGTTGCGCCAATGCCTGACATGCCAAAAAGAACATGCCCATGCTGTAGGGTTCTATGATCTTGAATTTTACATCCCCAGTAAGATTGCTGTTACTGCCCTTTTCATGACCTATCTGTGTGCCAATTACCAAGTCTTCTATGTAGAAATCAAATTTGCCATAGGCAGTTTGTGGTCTGTTGCTAGGATCTCTGTTAGCCGATCTTGCCAGCAGTTGCCCCGTGATGCCTTTTCGATAGGTTTTGTCAGGATCATTTAATTCTTTCTGTGTCAGTCTTGCTAGACCCAGACTATAGGTATAACTGGCATAATCAAACAAGGGATTAGGGATCGGCAATTTAACATCTAATTTTTTTGTGGCAGTAGGCAACAAGCTGGCCAGTCCACCAAATAATTTTCCTATACCGCCTGTCAATCCATCAAGAGAGAATCCCGAACCAAGGTCGCCTATACCGCCCGCGGCATCCTTGACGGCAGACAGCCCTGACGCTAATCCGTCTTCAACTGCGGTTACAGCACTGGATATCGAATTGCCTATGCTAGAAACGGTGGCAGATGCTTCATCAAATATACCCATGTTACAGTCCTAATGCTTTGTTTAGTCCGCTTTGCTTAGGTAGATATATTTTTGTACCAGGTACAAAATCCAGCACAGGATCCTGTAGCACATCTAGATTTCGCTGAATGAACACCCACCACAAGGATGGTGTGCCGTACAAGGCATAGGCCAGCAGATCAGGTCTATAGGCAAATTTGTTGTCTATAGTGTATAAAATATCAGTTGAACTGGCACTGACTGGTCTAATTTTTAATACATCAAGATAATTCTCGTTGACCTGCGTGGCATAATAGGGACTGGTGTTTGAATAGTCGGCCATGTTAAATGTATCCAAATGGATTGTTCAAATAGCCGCCTTGTACAAATCTATCAAGACTGAAATTTCTCGTACTATTTCTGCTGTACATGGGCATGAGCCTGATCTGAAAACTGCTCTTGGCTGGCACATGGCTAACCCCGCCACTAGTCTGTCCGCCTAGCCCCAAACTGCCAGCCAGGCCAGCCACTTGTCCCACACCACCTGCAAGATCACTTATCAGTCCCGCAGCACCACCAACTAGGCTGGAGCCAAATGCCCCTCCCAATTGACCTGCTATGCCTCCCACGGCATCAGTGACTCCTTGAATAGCTCCTGCGGTGCTACCAACCACATTCACACCGATGTAATCAGTATCTGCTTGCATGGTGCAACTGAAATTGGTAACTGCTACTGGTACATTTTTAAAAACATAATTGCCATATCCGTTAAGGAATACAATAGGTGGAGGATTGCCAGCCTTTGGATCAGATCCTGTGAACATTTTGGTTAAACTTCTTAAATAATGCACAGCTGCGATCCAATACAGAGCCTGGGTGGAATCCTCCACATTCATGGCAGCGGTAATTTGTATTTCTCCAGGGTCACTGGATTTGAACGCATGGAACATGTGGTTAACATGTGTAACATCAATTTTTGAATAAGTGGCGGTGCTGGTCATAGTTATATCAGGAGTGAAAGGAAAAATTAAACCACCTGCTTCTTTTAAAGGTTTGAGCACTGGACTGCCTTGGAAGCTGGTCCATTTGGCCAGGCTGAGTCTCACACGCCAGTCGCTGGCATTTGCACTGTCGTCCCCAAAGCTGGCAGCAGCGCCTGCTAGATCACCTATAATCTCCGCGCCGGCTGACAGTCCGGTACCACTCAAGAGTGAATCCTGCAAACCACCACCGAATAAAAAATCCGTTGCATTTGAAACTGCACCCACAGCACCTTGTGCGTTGGTAACTGCATTTGTTAAGCCGTCAAGAAAACTCATAGTGTTGTCCTTTTGATACAATATTTAGTTGACTTTGATAAGTGCGTAGTTTATAATTAATCATTAGAGGACTCTACAGGATGACAGCCAAAGTAAATTATCTCAACAACAAGGACATGTTGTTGGAAATACATAGATCAAAAAGCTCATATTGCAGCTTTACCAAACCAGAGTACCATCAATACGATCTAATTCTGCCCAGCGTAGAAAAAATCAATGTAAGGACCATTGCAGAAGCCAAAAGAAATCAAGCCAAGCGCATAGGCGATGCAGATTATGCCACCCGTAAAAAAGCCGGAGAAAAAGTCAAACAAGCGGACTGCGAAGTGGACTATAAAAAAATAGCCAAGACAGATGTGGTGTTTAGAGTCATGACTTTTGATCACATTCCCTTGAACAATGTTCGTAAAAAGAATCCTAAAAGTCTTGCTGACCATAGGGACAAGGTGAACTTTCCTCCGTTTCAGCATTGGAAATTCAATGAGGAAGATGTACTAGAATGTGTGGGCAAGAGTCACTGGAAGGGTCCATTAGATACCGGACACTTTGACAAGGATGCTGGCCAAATCACTAACACCTTGGCACGAATGATGTTAAAATTGTGTGAGAGGTATGCCACTAGAGGAAATGTTCGTGGCTATACCTACAACGATGAAATGAAAGGTCAGGCCATACTGCAACTGGCACAAATTGGACTACAATTCGATGAATCAAAATCAGACAATCCTTTTGCTTATTTCACTGCCGCTGTTACTAATAGTTTTGTGCGTGTTATTAATATAGAAAAACGCAATCAAAATATTAGAGATGACATATTGGAGATCAACGGCATGAATCCTAGCTATAGCCGAACGGGTGCAGGCGAACATGCGGCTGCACTGAAAAGACACAATGAGGACATGGGTGAATAATTTATTTAAAAAAATAGCATGTTTTACTGATATCCACTTTGGATTAAAATCCAATAGCAGTGTACACAATCAAGATTGTTTGGACTTTGTGGATTGGTACATTGACACAGCCAAAGCTAGCGGGTGTGACACTGGCATCTTTATGGGAGACTGGCATCACAATCGCAACAGTCTCAACATAACCACCATGGATTACAGTTTACGAGCATTGGAAAAACTAGGTCAGAGTTTTGACAACTTTTACTTTTTCCCGGGCAATCATGATCTGTACTACAAGGACAAGCGAGACATCCATTCAGTAGAATTTGGCAAATACATTCCAGGAATCACAGTGGTGCATGAACCAACCACTATGGGCAATGTAACACTGTGCCCATGGCTTGTGGGAGAAGAATGGAAATCAATCAACAAGAAAGGTGGCAAATATTGTTTTGGTCACTTTGAACTGCCCAAGTTCTTTATGAATGCCATGGTGCAGATGCCTGATCACGGTGAGTTGCAAGTAGATGCATTCAAGGGTTTTGAATTAGGATTCAGCGGACATTTCCACAAGCGTCAGCAGAATGAAAATATGATCTATATAGGCAATGCGTTTCCGCACAACTACTCAGATGCCTGGGACGATGATCGCGGCATGATGATCATGGAGTGGGATGGCACCCCTGAATACAAAACTTGGCCGGATCAACCCACATTCCGCACTGTGAAACTGAGTCAGTTGATTGATCAAGCAGATACCATCATACGACCCAAACAGCATCTGCGTGTGACTCTGGATATAGACATCACATTCGAAGAGGCAAACTTTATAAAAGAAAAGTTTGTGAAAGACTACAACATACGAGAACTCACTCTGATAGCTAAAAAACAAGATCTCGAAATCAATACTACCATAGACATACAGGCATTTGAAAGTGTGGACCAGATTGTAAGCAGTCAGATTGTGAGTATAGACAGCGACACATACGACAAAAACACCTTGCTTGCCATATACAATAATCTATGACCATAAACATAAAAGAATTAACAGTAAAAAACTTCATGAGCGTGGGTAATCAAACGCAGGCTGTGAATTTTGCACAAGAAAATTTAACATTGGTACTAGGAGAAAACTTAGATCAGGGCGGTGATGATGCTGGTAGCAGAAATGGCACTGGCAAAACTACCATTGTGAATGCCTTAAGTTTTGCACTATTTGGTCAGGCCTTGACCAATATCAAGAAAGACAATCTCATCAACAAGATCAACAACAAAAACATGTTGGTAACCTTGGCATTTGAAAAGAACGGCATTGAATATCGAATAGAGCGCGGCCGCAGACCCAATGTGCTACAATTTTTTGTGAATGACCAAGCACAAGAAACTGAAGAAACTGACGATGCACAGGGAGACATGCGTGAGACTCAACGAGATCTAGATGATCTCATGGGCATGAGCCATGACATGTTCAAGCACATTGTGGCCTTGAACACCTATACCGAACCCTTTCTCAGCATGCGAGCCAATGATCAAAGAGTGATTATTGAACAACTGCTAGGCATAACTATCCTGAGCGAGAAGGCAGAAACACTCAAGGAACAGATCAAATACACTAAGGATTCTATCACACAGGAAACTGCCAACATAGAAGCCACACGGCGCAGCAACGAAGGTATACAAAAAAGCATAGACGGCCTGTTGAGCAAACAAAGTGCTTGGCGCAGTCAACATGCCAATGATCTAGAAAAAATCGGCAGAGCCATAGTGGAACTGGAAGGGGTGGACATTGATGCTGAGCTTGCGAAGCATGCGGAGCTAAAAGTTTTTGATGAAAAAACAGCAAAGCTGAAAAGCCTAGAAAAGGAACGAGCTACTTTGAATAGCGCGATAGCGCAAGCGGAGCGAAGCGTCACAAAGTATGACAGCGAGCTCGCCAAATTGGCTAACAAGACCTGTCACGCTTGTGATCAACAGCTACAGGATCACCAGCATGAGTCCATGATGGGCCAAGCACAACTGCATCTGGATGAAGCCCGGAGATATCACAGCAAGGTGCATACGGATCTCACAAAAATTTCCGATGAAATCGAAGCCATTGGCACAGTGCCACACAAGCCCCACATCTACTACGACACTGTGGAGCAGGCACTCAAACATCAAAACAACTTGGCCACATTGGAAACCCAGTTGATATCCAAGAGCCATGATGTGGATCCCTATAAGGAACAGATTGACGAATTGCTTACCACTGCCATGCAACCCATTACCTGGGATGCGGTAAACACCTTGAACACACTCAAAGATCACCAGGAGTTCCTGCTGAAACTGCTAACTAGTAAAGACAGCTTCATACGCAAAAAAATCATTGATCAAAACTTGGCCTATTTGAACAACAGACTCACATACTACCTGGATCGCATGGGCCTTCCACACACAGTGCTGTTTCAAAATGATCTCACCGTGTTGATCACTCAGTTGGGCCAGGACCTGGACTTTGACAATCTCAGCAGAGGCGAGCGCAATCGCTTGATACTGGCTCTGTCATGGAGTTTCCGTGATGTGTGGGAAAGCCTGTATCATGGCATAAATTTGCTGTTTGTGGACGAGCTGATAGACAATGGCTTGGATGCAAGCGGTGTGGAAAGCGCACTGGGTGTGCTGAAAAAAATGGCAAGGGAAAGAAGCAAAAACATCTTCTTGATCAGCCACAGAGATGAACTGATAGGACGTGTTAATCATGTGCTAAAAGTCATAAAAGAAAATGGATACACGTCCTATGCAAATGACTTGGAGGTCAACGAATGAACACCACAACACCCACACAGCTGGCTCTGCTGGATGAACCAGAAGTGCCACGGCAGGAACTGGCACTCACCAAAAAATACGGTCTTCTGACTCGCGAGCTGATCATAATTGAAATGTGCCGTGCCGCCAGACCCGACTGGAATCTGGTCAAGGACATCAGTCAAGGCAGCATGAATCAGCTGGGCATCACGCCTCAAGAACGAGCCGAAATTGAACACATGATGAGTCAGGTGTTTGACACAGTACTGGCTCCACACGTGCCACATGAGCCGACACCTTGATCCGCTTGACTATCAGGACGAAGTCACTCATGATCAACTCATGACTGCCTTTAGAGAATATTTTCGTGCCAATCAGGACTGGATCGCCCGAGGCACACGCAGTGCCGGTGAACGCAGCAGATACTGGCTGGCACAGATACGCATCATTGCCAAGCAACGACGCCAGCTGATACAGCAGTATCGTGTGCATTTGGATCAACAAAAACAGGCCAAACTCAATCACAAACCCACAGAGGCACCCCATACTGGCACTAACTAAAGCATGTGCTGGTATTATCAAGACAACATCATAACTCAACTGCCACCGGACTGTGTGGGTTTCGTGTACATCATAACCAACACAGTCACTGGGCGCAAGTATATAGGCAAAAAGCTGGCAAGATTCAGCAGAACCACCACCAAGATGGTTCAGTTGAAAAACGGCACCAAGAAAAAAAAGCGCATTCGCAGCAAAATTGATTCTGATTGGCCCACCTATTATGGGTCATCACCTGAGCTAACGGAAGACGTTTCCCGCATGGGGCAGGATCAGTTTCGCAGAGAAATACTTTTTTACTGTGCCAGCAAGGCAGAAACTTCATACGTAGAGGCACGGGAACAGTTCAGTCGCAGAGTGCTGGAATCAGATGACTACTACAATGGTCACATACAGGTTCGAGTGCATGGTTCCCACATCAAAGGCCGCATACTCAAGAGCTAACAGCTAGCGCAGGCCAACATCGTGCGCTCTAGACCTGGATCCAGGATCACAGGGACGGAACCTTGCCGGCTCAGCAAGTACTCAACCACTATCCTTGACAGGACGCTGATGGCAAAATCCTTGCTGTTTGGTTGTTTGAATATATTCTCAAGGAAAAAGAGGGTAACCAACCCACGGCGCAGTGTGCGACAATATGCTCACTGTGTCCCGCCGTCGTGATCAAGACTGAGCTCGAAGTACCGGATGACCGCTTCTGTAATGCTTTAATATTGTGTGACATGTTCAACTCAGATAATGTCACTTGGCCCGCTAGGGCCAAGTGTGACTGAACAATCTAGATAATATCGCAACGCTTCGCGTTAACACTGCACAGTAAGTTCGAGCGCAAGCGAAGAACAGAAGAACTCATGTTCTTCTACCAAGTGCCTGCTAAATATCTACATGAAAGTGCATGAAATAATCTCATTGAATGAAACTATAGCTGGAGCAATAAGCGGTGCCATGGGCTCAGTGGCCAAGGGCATTGAACGAGTCAAGAATCCTTCCAAACTGTTCAAGACAGCTGAAAGCACTCTCAAAGACAAAGTGGCTGATGAAATTGCCACTATTGCCAGCAGTGACAACATATCATATGCCGAGGCGGCAGCCAAATACATTACCAAGCACAAGGTGGATGTGGACACCCAAGTGGCGCGACTTCGAACCACACGGGACTATCGTGACATGCCTGAGGATCAATTGCGCAAAGTTGCCATGGACTTGAGGGGCATTGACCCTAAACAACTGGATCCTGCATTTGTGAACAGCGCATTGGGACGCACACAGCGCGGCGCACTGATCAAGGCAGTGGGCATGGCGGATGTGTCAGCGTGGAGGTTTGCTGGCAATGCAGTGAAACTGGGACTGAACGGCTACGGATTTTATATTGGATTCATGGAGCCGTGGAATCAGTTTTCCAAAACCATGAACGGCTATGGTGAACAACTGAGAGCTGGCAAGCTTCAAGGAGGCGAAGCACAATATAATTTTTTAATGAATCAAGAACTGACTGTGCTGCTGGCTGCATGGGGCACTCAGTTGGCAGCTGGCGCCTTCCTCAAGGGCGTGGCCAATAAACTCTCGCCTGGTGAGAAAAAGATGGGCTTTTTACTGCGCAAAGAAAACCCCAAATTTGATCTAGTGACAGCTGCGGGTTTGCAGGTGGTTAGAACTTGGCTAAACAATGGCGAAAATACGAGTGCATTGGCTGGTCTTCTGTTGACTGACATTTTGGGACGAGAACAACCCATTGCACAATACATAGGGCAGTTGGTGGCGCCCATGCTGAGTGTGATTAGATCATTCACCGGTCCATCTGTGCTGGGCGTAAATGTGCCAGCCGCCAGTGGTGCTGATGCAAAAAATGACAAATCAACAGTTACACCTGTAGCTCAAGGTGCTGGCAGTGGCACTAGTGCGGCAAAACCAGCCAGCGGCAATGCCCAAGTGGATGCTACCAGTCCGGCCGCACCTGCTGGTCAGTCCAACGGCGCCCCCATTACAGCCAGTGACTATCACTATCGTTGGGCCGCTGATCCTGACATACGAAATTGGGTGCAAGACCCAGTACACTCGGATAGATTGTTGGATCCCAACTCTGGCAATGACATTGCAAAACCACCTGGTTGGAAACCTGCCAAGAAATAATCACAGTAAAGGCAGTCCTGTGACTTTCACAGTCTCAAGATTTTCCTTTATGATGTTGTAGATCATTTCTCTGTCTTCATGGCTGTAGTTGTACAGCAAATCGTTGACTGATATGCCACCTCGCATGTACCACGAAATTCTAAACAGCTCTTCTTTGAATGATTTTGTTTCACTTTCCAGCCTAACCAGTTTTTCTTCAATGACCTCTGAGGTCAAACCAATTAGGCTACCCCGAAAAAATTTGACTGATCCAGTTCTACACGCAGTTGAGATTCGTGTTGGCAGTTGGTGCACTGAACCTTAAATGCGGGTACACGCCATAGCTCTCGATTTTTTTCTATATGATTCGAAATGGCATCAAACACAGTTTTTTCGCAGTTGTGCATCCATTCCTGTATGAAACTTTTTTCTGTAACAGTTTGGGTGCCAATCTCCACACTTTCCACGCTGGCCACATAGATGTCATTGCGCACCTGCGCCAGATCTCTAAACAGCACATTTATGATATTTTGTTTTTCCGTGTCGTTGGTAACAGCATCCACTTGACTCATTTGCTGTTGCAGTTGGAAATTTTTGAGATTGGCCTGGGTGCTTTCTTTGTATGTCAAAGGTCTAAGATTGATAACCATGTCGTGCAACACAATTTTGTTGTTGTATGTCATTTTTTTAAAATGATCTATCACGGTACCTAAATCCACTTCATATTCATTTTCTGTATTACATGCCGGGCAGGCATTGTCCAAGCTCATCTTGTTGCCAAATGTGGCCACACGCATGGCGGTGAAAATCAGCGTGGTGTCCAATATGCTGAGATCCCATGCGTCCTTGATAGCACTGCAACAGCTTTGAATCACTTTGACTGAACTTTCTCCGCTCAGCAATGCATCTGGAGTTTTCAGTATGATCTCGTCCATGCCTGTCATGGCACACACGGGTATGCTGGTCACATCACCCTGTATGGTGCCCGGCTTGTTGTACACGCCCTGGCTGGGCAAGCTGATAAAGATCTTGGGCTGTCTAAAATACTGTTGAAGGGGATTTTGTGGCATTACTATCTCCAGATAAATATCACGTGCAGTATTTATATACGCACATTCTAACGGAATTTTTTATGGCAGATCAGTCAATTATAGATGCAATCACTGAAGGTTTCAGGCAGGTAATGAAATTGACCGGCGGTAATAGTGTTGGCTCGGGCAATGCAACGGGCGGAAACAGCAAGCCTTTCCAAGACAGCGGCGCTATCGATAAATTAATGAAGGCAGCGGACAATACAGGACAAGCTCTTGGACCGCTGTATTTTGGATTTATAAAACTAACAACGGGTGTGGACGCTACCACTACTGCCCTGACTGGCATGAAAGACTTTGCCTCCAAGTTTCCTGTATTGGGGGGCATGACGGGACAAGCTATCGAAGCCTTAGTCAAGTCAAGAGATGATCTCAACAAGGCCATGTCCGAGGCAGGAGTAGGCAACAATGATCTTGGTAGATTTATCAGAATGAGCGGCGAGGCGGGTTTGACCACAAAAGAATTTGCAGACTTTGCAAAAACTGGTGGACAAGCAATAGCAGGACTTAGCAGCAGTGCCAACAAAAATGCAGAAGCATTCAGCAAAGTACAAAAAGAACTGATAAACAATCCCGCTGGACAAGAGCTAATGAGGGCTGGGGTCGGAGCCAAAGAACTAGCAGAATACACAGCACTCAGTGTTGCCATGGGAAGAAATAGGGATGTCAGTACTCAAAGAGGACAACAACAGTTGGCAACTAGTGTTGCCCTGCTTGGTAGAGAAATAGATAACACAGCTAGAATGACAGGACAGAGCAGAGAAGAAATAGCCAAAGATCTCAAAGCCCGTGCTCAGTCAGCTGACGGCATAATGTCGATGCAGGATCTTGATGAAGAGCAGCAGGAAAACATGAAAGAATTCAATGCCTCTGCTAGCAAACTGGGTCCAGCCATGCAGGATCTTTTGCAAGAAAATCTTACCAAGGGTGCTGTGACCAGTGAAAAAGGCAGGGCTCTTTTGACCATGTATGGTACTGCGGGAGAAGAGTTGCTTCAGGCACAACAAGCAGCGTTGAATGCAAGAACTCCTGCAGATAAAGCCGCAGCTCAAGCGCAACTTGACAAAGCACAGGCTGATGTGATGGCATTTCAAGCCAGTAGAGACTTTGCTAAGAACTACAAAAGCATGACCGACGATCAACGAGCCGTTGTTGGACCAACCATTGTGGCACAAAATGCCTTTGCGCAGAATCTCAAAAAGGCTGCCCAAGAAACTGGTAGCTATGAGGCCGGCATGGCCAAGATGAAAGATGAAGCTAGCAAAGGTAGACTTGGACTGAAAGAAGATGGCACACGCGACGAAGGTCAAGAATTGAATAGAGGCTTGAATGAAGCCAACATTAGAAGCACTATAAGCATGGGTGCATTGGCTGGCAAAGTGGAAGAAGTCAATCTAGCATTTGGAAAAAGTCCAGAAGCCATTAATGCATTTAACAAAGCATTGGGATATGTAGGAGCTGCGAATGAAAATATGGAGGGCAGGAAGCAAAGTTTCAACAAGACTCCTGAAAAAGTTACTAGTATAGTATCTAACATGCTTACTGGTACAGACACACCACCCACAGCAAGCCCAAGCAACGATAAAAATATGCAAAAGACTCCTGAGGGTAGATACAAGCCAGCACCCAAAAAAGAAGACGGCGGTGTAGTACCTGGCACTGACAGCGGCACCACTATCACCGTTGGAGAAAAAGGCAAACCAGAAGCAATATTGCCTCTGGACAAACTGCAAACCATGATGGGCGGCATCACTACTCAAATCAGTTCCGCCACTACACCAGCTGGCGGTTCATCTGTGAGTGCCTTGGACAACAAGCAATACTTAGAACAATGGAAAAAGAATTACGAAGAACAAACTGTAGTGATGATTGGCACAGAAAAGCAGCAGGCCCAACAGGATATACAGTATGCTCAAGAAAGAATCAATTCCAAATCCGCAAAAATAAAAGAGTTGGAAGATATCAAGGCCACTAGAGAGCTGACCGAGGACGAACAAAGGCAGTTGAGATTGTCTCAAAGAGGCAAAGCCAGAGCTGAACAGAATCTAGCCAGCGATCAAGCTAGATTGTCTGTGCTTGAACTTATTGACAAAAGCGGACTGGCCAATCAGGCCAACATGGCGGAAAAGTTTATTGCAGGACAAGCTGACACCAAAGAAGCACAGGAAACAGCTATGAAACTGACAACCGAAGGAGCTTCTGAAATACTTAAAATTAACGGCAAAATAATGGATCCATCTGGACCTGAAGCTAAGGAAGTCATGGCCAAAATGTCAGTATCTAAGGCTGAGATTGATAAAGTCATGGCAGACACCATGGGCATTAAAGCCAGTGCTCCTTCGGACAGCAAAGCCAGTGTCACCGCAACAGGAGGACTGGGTGGCTATGACATGTTCAATCCAGTGATCAAGGATCAGCAGGCCGCAGACGAACAAAAAGCTAAGAGGGCTGCTCAAAAAGCTGATTTGGTCAAGAAAGAAGCCGCAGAGAAAAGTGATGCTGACGCATTTGATCGCTTGACTGTAAAACCCAAAACCGAAAACAAACAGGCAGAGTCTACTGCCAGCCCTGCTCGCGCGGCAGAAACCACTCTAAAAGATCTCAATGACCAGCTGATTGCCTTAAATAAACAAATGGTACAACTAATAAATCACAATGCAGAAATCGTGGATCACACCAAGACTTCCGCTAGAAAAGAACCAGCTGGCTACCGAAAGGGACTTTAAATGACTTGGAAAAAATATTTTACACCTGTGAGCGTTGAGGGTCAGCTGAGCACCATATCAGGCATGACCAATGGCAACAGACCAGGTCCAGCTCGCAGCAACTACAGCAGTTATTTGCCTGATGTTTATACAGGCAGTCCTAATCGTATTGAACGCTATCAGCAGTATGAAACCATGGACTCGGACCCTGAAGTCAATGCAGCCTTGGACATACTAGCGGAGTTCTGCACACAAAAACTTAAAGATAATAAGAGTGCATTTGCTGTGAAGTGGCGCAGTAAGGCCACCAATATTGAAGTACGAGTGTTGGGTGAATATCTCCAACAATGGAACAAGTTGCAGAAATTTGATGTGAGAATTTTTAGAATCATGCGTAACGTGTTCAAGTATGGAGATGCGTTTTTTATTCGTGATCCTGAAACACAAAAGTGGTCATGGGTTGATACAGCACAGGTTATCAAGGTAATAGTGAATGAAAGCGAAGGCAAGAAACCCGAGCAGTACGTGATCAAGAACATAGCTCCTAACTTTGAAAGCCTTGTGGCCACACAGATAACACCAAATATCAATCCACGCAACAACGGCGCAACTTCAGGCGGGAGTGTGGGATACACAGGCACAGGCAGTCAAGCTGGCGTGGGCGTGGCTGGATCCAGCAGCTCTAATAGATTTGGCCTGCAACAAACAGAACATGCTATCAACAGCGAACACGTGGTGCATCTCAGTCTCAGTGAAGGCCTTGACAACAATTTTCCATTTGGCAACAGTCTGTTGGAAAATGTGTACAAGGTGTACAAGCAAAAAGAGCTGTTGGAAGATGCTATACTGATCTACAGAATACAGCGAGCTCCGGAACGCAGAGTGTTTTCAATTGATGTGGGCAACATGCCCAGCCATTTGGCCATGGCCTTTGTGGAACGAGTCAAGAACGAAATACATCAGCGCAGAATTCCTAGCCAAAGTGGTGGCGGACAAAATGTGATTGATTCAGCATACAACCCACTCAGCATCAACGAAGACTACTTTTTCCCCAAAACCGCAGACGGTAAAGGTAGTGATGTGAAAATGTTGGAAGGCGGTAAAAATATAGGAGAAATAGATGACCTTAAATACTTTACGAACAAACTTTTTCGTGGCCTTAGGATTCCTAGCAGTTACTTACCTACAGGTCAGGACGATTCGCAATCCAACTTCAACGATGGAAGAGTCGGCACAGCTTATATACAAGAATTACGATTTAACAAGTATTGCGAGCGATTGCAAAGCCTAGTAAGCACAGTGTTTGACGAAGAATTCAAACTGTATCTCAATTGCAAAGGCATGAATATTGACCCTAGCTTGTTTGAACTCAACTTCAATCCTCCCATGAACTTTGCAAGTAGCCGTCAAGCGGCCATAGATGCAGAGCGTATTAACACATTTAACACTATTCAAGCAGTGCCATACATGAGCAAACGATTTGCCATGAAGCGTTTTCTAGCACTCACAGACGAAGAGTTGGCAGACAACGAACGCTTGTGGGCAGAAGAAAGTGGCAAAGGCGAACCAACTACCACAGATGCTGCAGGCGAACTGCGTAGCGCAGGCATAAGTGCCAGTGGACTGGAAGGGGACATGGGCATGGCGGGCGATCTGTCAGCTCCTGAAGACATGCAAGCTCCTGAAGGCGACATGGGTGCAGGTGCCCCTCCCGTGGCGGCACAACCAGGTGCAGCTCCACCTGTTGCATAAATACAGCATGATACTGAGAGAACTTTTTTATATTGATCCGGACACTAGGCATGTGGCAAATGATCTGCGTTATGATGCAGGTAGAGATGGCGGCCAACTGCACAGGGCTGACTCAAGAAAAACTAGACTGACTCTTAGACAAATTAATGAGTTGAGAAAAAGCAGCGAAGCGCACATACTGGAACAAGAGAGCGAATTGGAATTTATACATGCCATGTATGCAACTCCGGCAGCTCCGCCCGCATAATCTAAAAAAAGGTTGTTTTGACCTCTTTTCACACCTTATCTATACACTTTTTTAATAAAAGTGTAAATATAATACAGCCTTGAACCATAATCACAGGAGAATAAACATGACTGACCGCGCTCAATTTGAAGCAATGCTTGAAGCTTTGATCAATGATGACCAAGACCAAGCCAAAGAAATATTCCACAACATTGTGGTAGGCAAAAGCCGTGAAATCTACGAAGAACTACTAGCAGAAGATTTCTCCTCAGCCGAAGCCAACAAAGCCATGGGTGGACACGCCAAGTCAGATGACATGGAAGAAGAAAACATGGAAGAAGAACAGGACGACATGGATGGTGAAGATGAACTAGACATGGATGGTGAAGATGATGACATGGATGACGAAGAAGAGCCAGAAATGGACATGGACAGCGATGACAATAGCGATATGGAAGATCGCGTGATGGATCTTGAAGATGCATTGGAAGACCTGAAAGCAGAATTTGAACAGCTCATGGCTGATGAAGAGCATGAGCCAGCACACTCAGACGGCATGGATGATCCTGACATGATGGGAGGTGACCACATGATGGGAGGTGACCACATGGGTGACGAAGATGATATGGAAGCCATGATGGAGTATGTGAACAAGGTTGGCAATCCAGTGCATGGTGACAACGGTGTCAACACACTATCTACCATCGACAACATGGCCAACAACATGGGCGGTACAACTGCTAACATCGCAAAGAATTTTTCAACAACCTCAGGTGGTACACAAGGCGGATTGTTAGCGCCCAATGCCAAGGTAGAAAATTTTGGCAACATCAATGTGCCAGGCGCGAAAGCTGGTAAGACTGCATTTAAAAAGCAAGAACCAGGTCATGGCGCTGAAAAAGCCGGTAAGAAAGAGACAGCAGACAACAAGCAAAGCATGTTGAATGGCGCTCCAAAGCGTAACAAATAATACAAGAAACATTGAAAAACATGTTGTACCTCCGAGAGAATCTCAGTTTCAACGAAGCAAAAATGATCGTTGAATCTGATGACAAAGATGGGAAAAGTTTATACATGTCCGGGATTTGTATCCAGGGCGGTATAAAAAACGCCAACCAGCGTGTTTACCCTGTTAATGAGATTGGCAAGGCTGTCAAAACCCTTAATGATCAGATTCAAAACGGTTATTCAGTTCTCGGAGAAGTGGATCATCCAGATGATCTAAAAATTAACCTGGACCGTGTGAGCCACATGATAACAAACATGTGGATGGACGGCCCAAATGGTTACG